TCAGCGGTTGATTTAATACCCGAAATGCAATGGGCAAAAGAATCAATAAAATGCGATGCTGATATTCGCTCGATGTGTAGCCGTGGTTTTGCACAGGAGTTCTTTAAGAATAACCGCTAACTATTATATAAACGCATAAAAAGTATTACTTTTTTCCCTTAATGCCTATGATTTATGGAAATTTACACAGAAATACAAACGTTTAAAATTAGCAAAGTTCAAAAGGAAACATTGCAAAAATTAAAGTCTCAAAAAGTAAACGTTTCTAAATTCATAAGAGATGCTGTCAAAGAAAAAATTGAACGTGAAAAGTTAGTTAAAAAAGATAATCGAAGAAAATACACTATTGACGATTTGATTAATAGTATGAAATAAATAAAACAAATATACTTACATATTAAAACTAATTTTGTATATTTGCTTTATAAATAAAACTATTGTTGTGAAACAAAGGTTGTTAAAAGTGGTAAAAATCAAAGGCACTTTAATAAATTAATATTAAAGTACCTTTTTGTTTATTAAAAATTATGTTAGGAAAAAAATTACAACCAATATTTAAAGAAATCGCAGATACAACATTAGAATTTGCAGGACACAAACAAAATTATTCAGATGAATCATTATTAGATGTTACATTAATTTTTCAAAGCGTATTAATGGACAAATTATATGAGAATCAGAATTATGATAATATGCCGTTTAAACAAAGATGTGAAATGGCAACAAAATGTGGTGAGGAATTAAGAAAATTAATTCATACTTACACTGGATTAGATACACATGAATTATCTAAAAATTAAATAATGGAAAATAAAAAAACAATTCAAAAACCAATTAAAAAAAACGGGTTAACATATTTAGAATTTTGCAGTGAATTAAGAGGATTAGAAATCTATTACAAAAACAAAATAATATCTAAATTTTTACTTTTTTGGAGCAAAACTAAAGTTGATGAAATATTAAGCAAAGGCAGAAATTTCAAAACAAAAGAAAGAATATGATTGAAGAAAAAATAGTAAAAAAAATAATATGAATTACGAAGACGAAAAAGCAAATTTAATATTCAATACAATTGTAAAAATATTAACGATTAGTTTAATTATAAGTGCAACCATTATAATTCTAACAGCATAATTTATGAAAAAGATACTTTTAATTCTCGGAATTACAATCTTATTTTTGTCTTGCGACAAAGAGGAAGATACGCAAAAAAGTTGTAATTGTAAAACTCAAACTTGGATAAGATACGGACAAGGAGAATGGTATCGTGGCGGTTCAGAGTTCTACTCAAACAATTGCGAGGATAATAATAAAGCAGTCGGGCAACCATACAGCGGGCAAGGTTATAGTTATAAATATATAGTTGAGTGTGAATAATGATAAAAATAAAATCATCAAATAGGAACACTAATAAACACACCCAAGAGGGGATGGAATTATTAGAAAACTCAATTAATAAAGTTGGAGTAATTGAAAGTATTTCAGTGGCAACCGATGGAACTATAATTTCAGGACACGCTCGAAAAGAAATCTTTGACAAACAAGGAAAAATACCAAAAGAAATAAAACTTGAAGCAAATGAATATCCTGTAATTTTAACCGATATTGAAAACAATACAAAGCAATATTTTGAAGCTCAAATTTTAGCCAATACAACAGCAAATAAAAACTTTGATTTGGATAACGAATTAATTGACGAGATTGCAGTTGAATATGATATTGATATTGAAGAGGTTGGCGTGGAAGTTGAGGAGTTTAAAGACGAAACGTTTTTAGAAGCCGAAGAGGACAATTTTGATGCAACACCTCCAGCAATTCCTATAACCGTTTTAGGCGACCTTTACGAAATTGGAGAGCATCGTTTGCTTTGTGGAGACAGTACAGATAGCGACCAAGTGGCAAAATTAATGAATGGAGCAAAAGCTGATATGGTATTTACAGACCCCCCGTATGGTGTGGATTATGAAGGAATAAACAATGACGATAGAGAAGGGTTAGAGGAATTATTAAGAGGTGCGTTCGGTAATATGATGTTAAGCACTAATAATGGAGGTTCTTTTTATTGTTTCCATTCAGATAAGTGTTCCGACATTTTTAGCAAAGTTTATAGAGAGTTTTGCCACTTTTCTTCAATGATTATTTGGGTAAAAGAAAGTATAGTTTTAAGCCAAACAGATTATCAATCCAAACACGAACCTTGTATGTATGGTTGGTTTGATAACGGAACGCATAAATGGTATTCGGATAGAAAACAAGAAAGCGTTTGGATTGCTAAAAGTAAAAGAGAAGAAGGTCACACAACACCAAAACCTATTGATATAATCACAAAAGCATTAAATAATTCAAGTAAAACAAACCATTTAGTTTTAGATTTATTTCTAGGCAGTGGCTCAACAATGGTAGCTTCACACCAGCTAAAAAGAAAATGCTACGGAATGGAGCTTGACCCGAAATACTGCGATGTAATTGTAAAACGAATGCTTAAACTTGACGATACTTTAAAAGTAAAAAGAAACGACATTGATTGTACTAACGAATTTAATGCGTAATGAAACCAAACAAACAACTTTACATAGATTTTATATTGAACGAACTTGAAAAAGGCAACGTTCAGTATAAAGATGTTATGTTAGTATTTGTAAGTAAATTTCAGTTAACAGAACAAACCTTTGTGCGTTATTGGAAACAAGCCAATGAGAGCCACAAAGAGCAACGTAATTTGATTAATAATGCAAAGACGGAGCAAACTATTGCAACAGAAAAAGAATCTGTTAAAAAGGCTATTTTACAGAAACACGAAGCATTAGAAATTTTAACCGAAATTGCAATTGGAAAACCTAAAAAAATAGATGGCACAATAGTAATGCCGTCAGCAAATGAACGTAGGGGAGCAATTGAAACAATGGCTAAAATAGAAGGTTGGGAAGCTCCAAAGAAAACAGAAAACACAAATATTGAATTAAAACAGCCTTTCTTTGGAAATATGGATTTAGATGAATAATCAAAAATTTACATATCAACCTACAAAAGCACTCGCAAAAATATCAAAAGTTGTTAAAGAAAACGACCTCGCTATAATTCAAGGGGGACAAGGCGCGGGCAAAACTATTGCGATATTGATGCTTTTAGTTTCTCTTTGTTATCGGCACAAAAAAGAAGTCACTATATGTTCAAGTGAATTATCTAAACTAAAAGGCACAGCGATTTTAGACTTCTTAAAAATCCTAAAAGATTATAATATTTATTCACTTTCAAATTGGAACAAGTCCGAAATGATTTATAGATTCGATAATGGAAGTTTTGTTGAGTTCATTGGCTTAGACAAAACCGATGTAGGAAAAGGACGAAGACGTGATTATGTTTTTATAAACGAAACAAACAAAGTAAACATTCAAAGCTTTACAGATATAACCGCACGTGCAAAAAAAGTTATTTGTGATTTTAACCCAGATGCTTATTTTTATCTTCACGACTTAAAAACCGATAAAAATTTCATTTCTTTAACTTTTAAGGATAATAATTTTCTTCCTGAAAAAGAAGTAAATAATATTTTAGAATATTATAATCGTGGGTATTTTCCTGATGGAACAATCAAAAACAATTACTGGGCGAATAAGTGGAAAGTTTACGGACTTGGAGAAATAGGCTCACTTGATGGTGTTATTTTTAATAATTGGCAAACTATTCAATCAATACCAAATGAAGCAAGGCTTTTAGGTTACGGGCTTGATTTTGGATACTCAAACGACCCGACATCAATTATAGAAGTCTATACTTACAATGGACAAAGAATTTTAAACGAAATATGCTATCAAAAAGAACTTACTAATAGTCAAATTTCTAAATTAATCCCTACAAAATTACCAGTGTATTGTGATAGTGCTGAACCAAAATCTATTGTAGAACTAAAACGATTAGGTGTAAATTCAAGACCTGTTACAAAAGGTTCGGATTCGATTAATTTTGGTATTCAAATAATTCAAGAACAAAACTATTTAGTAACAGAAAACTCACGGAATCTAATAACAGAATTGCAACGCTACACTTGGAAGACGGATAAAAAAACAGGCGAAAAGTTAAACCAACCGATTGAAGATTACAATCATGCAATTGATGCTTTTAGATATCACGAAATGGAAACGTTAGGAATGAAACGCAACCGTTCTTTAAATATAAAACTATGACAAACATAACGCTCAATGAATTTTTAAAACTTTCAATTGCGAAACAAATAAGCTATACTACTATTTTACAGCATATTAAAGCAAAAGAGTTAATTAAGATACCTATAACTGAACTAACATACAACGATATAAAGATTGTTTTCAAGGAGTTGCAAAAAGAAAACCCAAATATTGAAATAATTTTTTGTAAGTCTTTGAAAATCACAAAAGAAAATTACATATATTTGCCTATCGTTAGTTATTTCCAACTAAAAAATTATATTGAGAAATATTTTATAAAGTTAAAAGAAAACGAAGTAAAGTTGTTACAGTCAATCAATGCTGATGCTGGAATTTGGGAGATGGCTGGTGGTAATGATTTAAACGAGTTTAGCGATATTTTACCGCTTTCGCAATTAGCAAAAATATACGGTGGTTACCCATTTGAATATGGAGAAAAGAACTATATTGAAATAATTTATTTATTAAGAATGAATAATAAACAAGCTCAAATTGAGCAGGAATATCAAAAGCTAAAAAGTAAGAAATAATGGATATAGTTAGAATTTTTGAAAATATTTGCACAGGATTAAGTTATAAATTTCACTATGGCAATAAGTCGCATTTGAACTTAATTGACCAAAATGGAAATTTAGAACCTAATAAAATTCATTTGTTATTATTTCCTCCAACACGAAAAAATAAAAACACAAATGATAGTTCAAGGACTTTTAATGGTAATTTCTTTTTTTTAATGCCTGATAATTTTAGTCAAGATTATTATAATAACACAGATAGTTCGGAAACTGAAAATAAATATGAAAGTAAAATTGAGCCATTAATTAATGCATTATCTTCTTTGGAGTTGCAGTTGCAATATTGTGAGAATATAGACATTATTCAGTTCGATAGTATAGATGCCGTAGATGTTTTAGATGCTAATTTAAGTGGGTTGTGGGTAACATATCAATTCAAGGTTTATGAATGAAATTTTAGTTCAAGAATTTGAAAGCATAAAAAAAGATTTAATCGAGGTATACGATAAAAAAGGAATGCGTGCCAGCGGAAACTTTGCCAGTAGTTTAGAAGTTGTTAACAGCACGTTTGGAGTAAAATTATTAGGAGCAGATTACGCACAGCAATTAGAAACAGGGAGAAAAAATGGTAAGTTCCCACCGATAAACTCAATATTAAAATGGATTGAAGACAAAGGAATTTCTAATAGATTAAATGGCGAAATAACAAAGAATCAATTAGCTTTTTTAATAGCAAGAAAAATAGCACGTGAGGGGTGGAAACGTGATGGGTTCGGAGGTGTTGAATTAATAAGCGAGGTAATAACAGAACAAAGAATACAAAGTATAATTGATAAAGTTGGCGAAAAGATTACTTTACAATACACAACAGAAATTATAAATTTAGTTAAATCAATAGCAGTATGGCAATAGTATTTACAAAGGAATTAGATGATACAAAAATAAATTTAGCTTACAATAATAATATTGTTATTTTCTATACTGATAGTGGTATTTCTCCAAATAAAGCTACTATTGAAATAGGTTTAAATATTGTAACTTTGTACCCAAATCCAAGCGGAATATTTTTTTTTAATTTCAAAGATTTAATTTCTACTTTGCTAAATGTAGATAATTTCACGGACGATTTAAACCCTGATATTGAAACTACTTTAGTTTACGATTGGACAAATAAAATAAGTTTAACAGACGATGTAGTTACAACTATTGAATTATCAAACGATACAACCGAAACAGATACTCGCTCAATAACTTGGTTAAGTGCTTTCGTTCAGTTAAGAAATTGGAAACGTACCTATCCAGCAAATGATTTGCTAACAACTGATGTTGCTTTATTACAAAAGAAAAATGAAAATGATTATTTCAATTATCATTTGAATTATTGGATAGGCTACCCTTTTGCTTTAACTCTATATGCTAATGAAGAAGTAATAAATGTAGTAAACGATACCAATGCAATAGACTATGAATTTACTTTTGATAAAATTAGTAGGTTGGTTTTTTCAGATGGCAGAACAGATGTAAGTATTGAATTAAGAATCCCTTTACAAACAGGAATAAACGATTTAGATTTTAAAGATTTCAATATTAATCTAAATAAAATAACCGAACACTGCCCGAACGGAATTTATTTAAAATGGATTAATAGTTTTGGCGGTTGGAATTATTGGTTGTTCAATAAAGGGCAAGAGCAAACTAAAACGAAAGAACTTGGAGCTATCAACAACGATTTCAATAATTTAGAAGATACAATTTCGCCTTTGGTTAGTTTAGGTAAAAGCTCCGAAAACTCAATAAAAGTACGTGAGCAACGCATCAAAGAGTACGATAAGGAACTATTAACAGACTTGTTAGATAGTGCGAAAGTTTATCTTTTTACAGGAGTTCCTTTTTCAAAAAACACTTTTAATGATTGGATTGAAGTTAATATTTCGGGTGGTTCTTTTGTTGTAGAAAATCCACGCTCCGATTTATACAGGTTTGACTTGACTATTGAAATACCTACGAATATAACACGCACTTTATAATGGCTAAACTAATTATAAATAGTATTGAAATTGAATTGCAACCTAGTAAACCAATAGCTCGCACATTGCAAGTTAATGATATTGCTACGTTAAACAATAGACAGGCTAATTTTACAGCAACTTTTTCTATTCCAAAAACAGCAAAAAATCAAAAAGCATTTTCATTACTTGGAATAGTTGGCTCAAATTCAAATATTCCATATCAAAAGAATGAATGCTACTACTATTCAGATAGTGGCGAGTGTTTAGTTTACAAAGGGTGGGCGATTATTTCGGCAACAGCAAAGGATTACAAATGTAATATCTACGATGGTAATATCGATTTGTACAAAGCTATTGAAAACACAACGTTAAACGCATTAGATTTAAGCGATATAAACCACTTTAAAACATTAGACAACGTAATAGATAGTTTTAATAATTTAACCGTTTATAAGTACATATTAGCAGACTATAATGGCAAGGCTTTATTTGATACAAATAAAATAAATATTGATTATTTAGTTCCGAGCGTGCCTGTGAGTTGGTTATGGAATAAGATTTTTGAATTTTACGGATTTACATATACTGGTTCGGTTTTCGATACTTTCAATTTTCAGAATTTGTATATGACTTTTCCAAAGGGGGTTGGCTCGACTATTCCAGACGTTGTAGTTTATGAAAGTGATGATTTACAATTTGTAAATAATTCTATTTTGAACGCTTTAAACGGCAGAAGAAGTACATATTTAAAACAAATTACAAACACAACAAACGATTTACAACAGATAACAGCTGATATACATTTCGAGCCGTTAACGAACGGATTGCATAGAATTGAAATAGGCGGGGAAATTAGAGCTAATACAGTTATTGATTTTGGGTCTGTTGGGGGCGGAATTTTATTAGCTCCTGTTCAATGTGAAATTTGGTTAGCAAAAAATGCAGAAGGAATAACCAACTCAGACAATGTAATACTTTTACAATTATTACAAACAAATATAGGTTTTGATAATGATAATGCTTCAACGGTTTTAAATATAAATAGCATTATAGATTTAGACTCAAACGATAGCTTTTGCATTATAATTAGAGAAAAAAATGCTTCACGTAATTTAAAAAATGTTATCGAGGTGCAACCTATCACAATGTCAATTTCAAAAGTAGAAAGTCAAACGATAGATTTTAGCGGTGCATTTTTAGACTTCAAAACAAAAGATTTTCTAAACGAAGTATTAACCCGTTTTGGTTTAACACCTTTCAAAGATAAGTATTCAAACAATTACACATTCTTAACTTTATACGAACTATTACAAAATAATGAAGTTGAAGATTGGAGCAGTAAATTCATTGAGCAAACAAGCGAAATTTATCTATATGGAAACTATGCACAAAAAAACGATTTAACCTACAAATACAACGATACTGAAAGCGATTACTACAATGGAAGTTTGCTAATTGAAAATGTAAATTTAGCTGATAATAAAAAGGTTATATCTTCTAATATTTACGCACCTGAAAAAATACGCTCAAACGAATTACCAAAACAAACAAATGTTTATAAACTTTGGAACAAAGAAGTCAAAGGTGATGGTAGTGTAACATATAAAAGTTTAGATAAACGTTTTTATTTTTTGCGTGCCGATAATCATATTTTTGAAAGTACTGTAACTATTGGAAGCGAAACGCTAACAACTGAAACAACAATAGGGCAAGCTCCATTTGAAAGCTTTTTTAAATTACCTTTCAACGATATTGTACAAGATTATTATTTGCCGATGTATCAAATTTTAAATAAGTCAAGAGTAATTGATGCAAATATTTTCTTAACTGAACAAGACGTTATTAATATTGATTTCAGCAAGTTATATTGGATAGAACAATTAAATAGCTATTTTATTTTAAACAAAATAAACAATTTTACGCAAAAAGGAATTACAAAAGTAGAACTGATAAAAGTTGATTATGTGAATACGGAAAATAATACCGAGCCAATTTTTGAAACTGAATTAAGTTATGAAGATGGATGTTTCAACATAACACCTTTTACATCAACTATTGAAAATCCTATTTACTTTAATTTCAGTTATAATAATGGTATAACTTGGGAAATAGGGGCTGCCCCTATATTGGTAGTTCCAAGTTGTGGTTATTCAACTTTAGTACCTGTATTGTTTAGATTAATAAGATTAAATACTGGAGAAATAATAAGCAATACAATAGAAGTAATACCATGATAAAAGAAATTAAAGAACAAAAGCCATTCATTCATTTTGGTTTTAATAAGCAAAGTGTAACCGCTAATTTAGGCAACGAAATAATTGTGTATCAAGATAAAATAATAATTGATAATACAATTAATATAAACGAAAACCCTAACTTTACAATTGAGAAATTAAATAACAATCAATTTAAAATAATTCCTACTGAATTAGGAAACGCAAATATTATTTGTGATTATGGAACAATTGAAAAAGGTAAAATAAACAGCAATTTAATTTCAATTAACGTTGAAGAAATTACTCTAAATGCAAATTACATTTTTTTAAATAATGAATCAATAACACTCGATACGATATGATACAAGAATTATTAGGTAGTGATAATTTGCCAAACGCTACAATTAAAATAAATGAAAATTTCGATGAAATTGAAAATTATACTGGCTGGCAACAAATTACAGATACAACTTATACAAGCGGTTCGCCTTTAGCAATTGCAAGTGGTATAACTGGCAAAATTCAAACCGGTACAATTACAGAAATTACAACGCAACTACCTACTGGAGTTTCAACTTTCTGGAATAATACAACTGATAAAATAGTAGCTGTAAATAATGGTGATGCGTTTACATTATCGTTAAGGTTCAAAGCTAAAATGAATGTTTCAAATGGAATAGCAGATATCGGTATTAATATTGGTGGAGCGTTAAATATTATTAGTCAAGAAACATTGCTATTTTCAAAAGGTAGCGGTGTAGAGCAAAGATTTGACATTGATTTAAGCTATTTTACGGGTACTACTTTTATTGCAAATGGTGGAACAATCGAAGTAACTCCATTAAATGGTAATATTGAAATTTACGATATTGTATTAGTCATTATAAGAACTCACAAAGGAAGGTAAAATGGCAGAGAAAATAATAATAGCAAGTTTAGATTTGGATGTTAAAGGCGTTATTGCTTCCACACAACAGCTTAAACAACAACTGGAGCAACTAAAACGAGAGCAAATTGCTTTAAAAAATGCGGGTCAAGAAAGCTCACAGGCTTTTATAGAAAACGATGTTAATATAAAATTATTATCAAAGGCGTATAATGATAATATGAAATCTTTAGTTGCTAATAAAACAGCAATGGAAGACAGCGCAAATGCAAGTGAAATGTTAGCTATTGCATTAGAGGGCGAAGTTAGAACTATTGCAGAGGCAAGGGAACAAAATAAGTTATTGAACAGATTAAGAAATGAAACGAATGCTACAACAGCAGAGGGGCAAGCGCAAATAACACAATTAAATGCAAAACTTGACCAAAATAATGCATTTATTAAAGATAATGCAGACCAATATCTACAACAAAAAATTAATATTGGAAATTATTCTGAAAGCATAAAAGAGGCATTAAGCAATCTTAACCCTTTGAATGGTGGGTTGGCTGGATTCACACAAAGAAGTCAAGAAGCAGGAGGTACAGGAAATTTATTAAAAGAATCTCTATCAGGTGTTACACAAGGTGTTATAGGTGTTACAAGAGCTTCTTTGGCTTTTATTGCAACTCCTATTGGAGCAGTTATTGCAGCAATAGGTTTAGTTGTTGGTTTATTAGTAAATTATTTAAAATCTTCACAACAAGGTATAGATGCTGTAACATCAGTAACTCGACCTTTACAGGCAATTATGACTTCTTTAATGGGAGTTTTGCAAGGGGTTGGTAAAATGTTATTTGAAGCGTTTTCAAATCCTAAAAAAACCTTAACTGAATTATATGAGTTTGTTAAACAAAATTTGATAAATAGGTTTACAGCGTTTGGTAAAATTTTAGAAGGAATTATTGAATTAGATTTTAAAAAAGTAACAGATGGTGTTTTGCAAGCTGGAACTGGAGTAGAAAACTTAACAGATAAAATTCAAAACGGAGCAAAAGCAACAGGCAAATTCTTAGACGATGCAATTAAAAAAGGTCAAGAAATTGACAAATTAAAAAAAGAAATTGAAAGGAGCGAATTATCATATCAAAAAGCACAAATTAAAACTAATGATTTAATAGATGAGCAACTTTTAATATCAAAAGATACAAGTAAAAGTTTTTCTGAAAGAGCAGTTGCGTCTAACGAAATTATAAGACTAACAGCAGAGCTTTCTAAAAAAGAAGAAGAAATAATACAAAAGAAAATAAAAGCATTACAATTAGAATATTCAATGAAAGATGCAAAATCTTTAACTATTGATGAGCAACAAAAAATGATTGATTTGGAAAAACAATTAGATGAAGCTCAAGATAGAGGATTAAATGCACAATTAGAACAAACGAAAGTTTTATCAGGTCTAAAAAAGGAACAAGAAGCACAACAAAAAGAAGCACAACAAAAAGCAATCGAAGCCGAAAACAAAAGAATTGATAATCTTATAAATAAGTCAAGGCAAGAGATAGATTTGTTTGTAGCTCAACAAGGTTTTAAAAAGAAATCAACCGAAGAAGAATACAAATTTAATAAAGATGTTTTTGACAAGGAATTAAAAGACCTTGAATTAAGATACTCAAAAGGTAAAGTTTCTAAATTAGAATATGAAACTGAAAAATTAAATTTAAGTAATAATTTTGCAAAGGCAAACGCAGACTTATTAATTGCAAATGCAGAATTAGAAATACAAGCTAGTTTAGAAAAGAACAATAAAATCCTTGAAAATGACAACTTTCTAAACGAACAACTTTTTGAAAATAAAAAAACAGCGTTAAATAATATATTAGAAGCTGAAAAACAATATCAAGCTACCCGTTTAGAAAATGGAGTTATCAATGAGCAAGAATATAACAACGCGATTAATTTAATCAATGATGAAAATAAACTTAAACTTGATGAATTAGAAGCTGAAAAAGAAATTGCGAATGAAGAAAAGAGAATCCTTGATTTAGAACTAAAAAGAGCGCAAGACCAATTAACCTTTGAGGAACAACTCGCTATCGATTTGGAACGAAACGAAATTGCAAAGCAACAAGAATTAGAAAATGCAGAAAAAACAGGTGCGGACAAATCATTGATAGATGCTAAATATGCTGGCATTGAGAAGAAATTAAGACAAGATGTAGAGATGTCTAAATTATCATTAATTCAACAAGGATTAAGTGGAGCGCAAGGCTTTTTTAAAGAGAATACATTAGCATATAAAGCATTAGCAATAGCCGAAGCCACTATCAATACATACAAAGCGGCTTCTTTAGCGTTATCAACTTATGCCTATCCAGTTGGAGGTATTTTTGCAGGATTAGCAATAGGACAAGGACTAATACAAGTAGGTAAAATTGCTGGTGTAAAGTTTGAAAAAGGAGGTATTCAAGAGGTTGGAGGTAAACGGCATAGTGCTGGTGGAACTAAATTTTACGGAGAGGACGGCACAACCTTTGAAGCAGAATCAGGCGAAGGTATAGGAATTTTGAATAGAAGTGCATTTTCTACTTTTATGGATTTTAATAATCGGTTTGGCAATGGCTCAAGTTCTAGTGGGTTTTTTCAAGGTGGTGGAATTATAACACAGGGTGTAAAAAATGAAACTATAAATTTAGATTCAATAGTAAATGCAATTGCAGAAATTCCACCACCTATTGTAGCGGTTGAGGAAATTCAAAGCGTAGGGAATAGATATGTTAACGTTCAACAAACAGCGAATTTATGATAAAAAATATTTTAAACGGCTGGCAAAACTATTTAGAAAAATCGGAAGTTTCTGAAAAATTAGCCGAACAAAGAGCAGAAAAATGCGTAACTTGCAACGAAATGAAAGAGGGCAAACTTTTGAATTTAATTAAAGATGAATTGAAAGAAGTGCAGGGGCATTATTGTAAGCTTTGTTATTGCCCGTTGAGTGCAAAAATTAGAAGTGAAAAAGAAAGTTGTCCAATTAATAAATGGTAAAATGAATAATTACGATTTTATAAAAAATATAGACCAAAAGTTATTTTACACACTAATAACTAAAGGGTTAATTTCTCAATTTGTAATGGATTGGCTTTTGATTTATGAAACTTATTTAGAGGAATTAAAGAAAAATAAAAGTACAATTTGTGTTTCTTATTTGTCTGAAAAATTCAATTGTTCCGAGAGTAAAATATGGAACATAATAAAATTCATGAAGTCTTAATAATACTATCTAATTCTTTTAAAAACGCCTGATATTCGGGCGTTTTTTTGTATTTAGGAGTTAACAAAGATTTAACTTTTCTCAAGCTTTGAACACTTAAAGAATAAACCAATGCTGTAAAGGATATGATTATCAATAGCATAAAGCAAATATACAAATATTTTACTCTATTCAAAACTAAAGTAACAGCTTTTTAATTCATATTAACTTTGTCTTTATGATTGGAACTATAAACATAAAGGGCGAAATAGGAGAAGCGCTACACTTGGTAGATGTTATTTCTCAAGTGGAAAACCAAAAAGAAGCAACAGCTTTTAATGTTTACATTAATTCAGTTGGAGGTTCTGTTGATGTTGGCTTTGATATTTACAATTACTTAAAATCTTTGAATGTTCCTATTAAAACAATAGGTCAAGAAATGGTTGCGTCAATTGCAACGGTTATATTTTTAGCTGGCGATACAAGAGAAATGGAAATAGGTACTGAATTTATGATACACATGCCGTGGGGTTCAGTATCGGGAACTTCGCAAGAGATAGAAGATTATAATACTATGCTTAAAAAGTATGAAAAGAAATTAATTGATTTTTATACTGAAAAAACAGGATTAAATGAAGATGCGATTAGACCTCTTTTGAACTATGAAACTTGGTTATCCCCTAAACTTGCGAAAGATTTAAACTTCACAACCTCAATTGCTAATGATGTTCAAGTTTTAGCAAAAGCAACTTTTAATTTTAAACCAATAAATAAAATGAATGAAGAACAAAAAGGATTGTTCGCCAAACTATTTGAAAAAGTAGATGCAATTTTTGCAAAGGTGGACTTAAAAATTAAGAACATTATTTTGCAAGATGCAAATGGTGTTGAAATTGATTTCGTAGATGTAGCAGAGGGAGAAAATCCTATTGTTGGCGAATCAATGGCAAATGTAGATGGTAAGCCAGCAGAGGGAGAATTCTTAATGCCTGATGGTCAAACGTATGTTTTTGCTGGAGGTGTTTTAACAGAAATTGTTGAAGCTCCTGAAGACGAACAAGCGAAAAAAATTGCAGAATTAGAGCAACAATTAGCAGATGCAAAAGCTGAAATTACAGCAAAAGAAACAGCTTTAAATGAAGTTTCAACTGTTGTGGCGAAATTAAGAAGTGAAGTAAAATCATCTTTCAAACCAAAAGCGGTTGAGAAAAAAGAAGATGAAGAAGTTACAGGAAGTGCTTACAGAGAATTAGTATTAAAAGCAAAAAATAAAAGAAGATAATATGGCAAGTTTAATAAATAACGGAACTTTCGAGTTAATCAAGAGGAATTAAAAGACCTTTCGCAAGTTATCAATGTACTAACTTGGGGCGACAAAACACTTAACGAACTTCACGATGTAGAAGAAGGAATTGAGCATGATACACAAATTGTATTCGCAGGAAATTTAGGATTAATGGGTAAAGTTGCAACAGGTTGTACGCCAAATGAAGTGGCTGGAATTTCTTTAACAGAAAAGAAATGGTCGCCTGTAAAAGAAGATTTCAGATTAACTCAATGTTCAGTTGATGTAAATGCACAGGATAAATTGGTTAATCAAATGTCTAAAATGAATCCAGACTTTTACAACATTGTAGAGGGTTCACAAAGTTCAGTAGGTAATTTCTTAATTGCAAAAATTACAGAAAGATTGCCAGAAGAATTATTACGAAAAGTTTGGTTTAACGACACTGCAGCTGAAACAATTGCAAATGGTGGTGTATTGAAAAACGGAACTGATAAAGGTTATTTCAACACTTTTGATGGTTTTTTCAAACAAATATTTGCAGAAGTAACAACTTCAAAATACACAATTACTAAAAATGCTGGAGCAAGTTATGCTTTACAAACTTTAGCCACTGGCGAGGGATTAGCAATTTTAAAAGGAGTTTATGCGAAAGCTGATAAACGTTTGATTAAGTCAGGAATGGCTAAATTATATGTAACAAGTTCAATTTTTGACCAATACATAACTGATTTGGAATCTATCCAAAACACAGGAGCAGGAAACACAACTATAAATGAAAACGGTCAATTAGTTGCACGTTATAGAGGTATTGAAGTTGTAGAAATTAACCTTTGGGATAGAGTTATTGATGCGTATCAAAACAATGGCACAAAATGGAATTTGCCACATAGAGCGGTGTTTTCAATGCCTATAAATTTAAAAGTTGGTACATTATCAGCTGGCGATTTCGGAACAATTGAAGCGTTCTATGATAGAGTAACAAAGAAAAATTATATGGATGGTATCTACTCAATAGATGCTAAACACATGGAATCATATTTAACAGCGGTGGGTTATTAATTTAACCCACTTCTTTAACAATTAAAAATATAAAGATATGGCAGTTATTTGTGGAATATTAGATGCTGATTTTGTATTATCTTGCGATGACAAAGCGCAAGGTGGACTTGAAAATGATGTACTTATTATCAATAGAAACGATGTAAATTACGCATCAATAACTTATGATGCGGGAAATAAAAATAAAGTTACAAACTTTGCTTTAAAAAGCGGAAAAACAGGTTATTTATTGCAAGGAGTAAAACAAGTTAATTCAACAGCTTTTGAATTAGTGAAACAAGAGTTTTCTTTTGACACTTTCAAACACATGTTTAATGGTGTTATTTTAACGCCTAATGTGGCTAATAAAGAGCAAGCTGGTAAACTTGCAAGCGGTGGAAAATATGTTGTAATTGTAAACAGAAAATACAAAGGTGCGCTAAATGCTGATGCTTTTGAAATTTACGGATTACAAAGTGGGTTGGAGTTGGAAACAATGACTTACAACTCGAAAGAAAATAACGGAATTATCAACTTTGCATTATCTAGTGCGGAGGGTGAAGATGAAACTGATTTACCAAAAACATTATTGGAAACAGATTACGCAACAACGTTAATAGCGTTTGAGGCTAAATTTGCAGAAGCCTAATGAATTGGCACAATATGAAATTAGAAACAATCATTAGCGGAAAAGATGCTAATGATTGTTCTTTTTTACTGCAGTTTTTGATAGACTATAAAAAAGAATTTTCAGTTGAAAAAGTAAACCCAAGTTGTCAAACTTGTTTACAACAATATCATAACGAATTTATTAAAAAACACTACAAAATGGAAAATAATTCAAAATACGAATTGCACAAAAAAAGAGAAGGATTACAGTTAGAATTTGGAAGTAATATTTTTGTTACGAACGAAAATTTAACTGATGAATATGCAAGAATATTGATTGATAGATATTCAGAATTAAATGAAAATTTTAAATTAGAAGATTTGTTTTCAAAATATCCAAATATTGAAAACACAGATGTTGTTGCAGAAATAGTTAAACCGACATTTAAGAAAAAAAATAAGAGATAATGAAAATTGATGTTGTCGAAATAGATAAAAAGATTGTTAAATGGGATAACAAATTATCAATCTACACTAACGGTATAGATAATGCCTATACAGAGCGAGTAGATGCAATAAAGAATAATTCCATTACAGCAAAAATGGCATCTGAAATGATGACACGTTTTATTATTGGTGGCGGTTTAGGTCTTTCGGACAAATATAAAGTTTCTGATAATCAAAAGCTTATAGATTTTGCAAACGATGTTACTCAAGAAATTGTAGATAACAAAGGGTGTTTTATACATTTTGATTATAATCTTAATTTTGAACCGATTAATCCAAAAATTATTCCTTTTGAAAGATGCAGAATTGGTAAAAAAGATAGCAACGATTATAACGGAAAGATTTACTTTAAAAATAATTGGAAGGAAAAAAAAGAAGATGCAATTATTTTTGATGTTTACAATAATGACAAACAAATTGTTGCAAATCAAATTGAAAAAGCTGGTGCAATTCAAAAATACAAAGGGCAAATTCTTTACATAAATTTAGACCGAAAATATATCTATCCTTTGAGTAGAATTGACGCAGTTTTAAACGATTGCGATTCAGAGGCACAAAGTGCAGTTTACCGAAATCAACTTTTGAGAAAAGGTTTCTTTGGGAAACAAATTATAGTTACACAACCATTAGTCACAAACGATGAGCCAGAGGAGGTTTTAAACGAAAGCGGTCAATACGTTACAAATCCATTATGGATGCGTAAAAATTCCGAAGCAGACGAAGTAAAAAACACATTGACTTCTTTTATTGGAGCAGAAAATGCTGGTGGTGCGTTAGTCTTACAGGCATCTAATTTAGATGGCAAAATTGACGATGTGTTTAAGATTATCAAGATTGATAGCACAATGAATGACAAAATGTTTGAATATACTGAAAATGTAACGTCAAAGAATATCTTAATGGCTTATAATAATTTGCCAGTTGGACTTGTTAAAAATCCCGATAGCGCAATGTTTGGCAATAGTGGCGAAAGCTTAAAAGCAATGCAGGATTTATATTACAAGAATTGCGACAAAGACCGTAAAATAGTTGAAACAATTATTAATGACATTGTTCAAAATCAAGAAATGTGGCAAGGTGATTACATTAGTTTCTTACCAATTATTTCGGAAGAAGCAAGCGCAAGCGATGCAGATGTTAAGAAATTAGAAGCGCAAGCACAACTTAAAGGAAGTGTGGGTGGTGTTCAAGCTTTATTATCAATTCAGCAAGCAGTTAGTCAAGGTTTAACAGATTTAGAAAGTGCGGTTGTTATTATATCTGAAATTTATGGTATATCTGACGAATTAGCACGTAAAATGTTAGGAACGCCAAAAGAAAATGTACAAACTAATATAGGAGGAAAAGCATGATACCATTAATAACAATAGCGAAAGTACAGCAGTTTAAACAAGTTAGCAATTCTATTAATATTGCTAAATTCAATGAAACGGTATTGCAGGCTCAAATGACTGAATTGTATCCTTTGTTGGGCGAAAAATTATATTTCGATATAATGAATAATATCGGTAATTATACTGAATTATTAACGGGATACACATACACATATTAAGGAATAACCTACACAAATGTAGGACTTGAAGCGGTAATAACTCACTATTGGTATGCCTATCATTCGTTTTATGGTGACCAAATTGATACAGCTTTTGGATTACGTGAAAAATTAAATAATGATGTTTCAAAACAAGTTGATACTTCAATGAAAAAAATAATGTTTGAGTTAAATTGTAGGTATGCGTATAATTTATGGTTAAATGTAGAGCGTTATTTAGTTCGCACGAAAAATCCTTTGTATATTTGTAACACAATTCAAAAGAATAGAAATTTCAGACTTTCAAAAATAGGCTAAATGATAGTAATTAATAATATAGATTCTCAAAGATTTTCTTTTAATGGTGTTGAATATTATAAGAATTTTACTCCAATTGTTATAGGTGATAAAATTAGGATATTGAACACTTATGATAGTTCTATTGAATTGACAGATAGCCCACGTTTGTATAGTGAATTTTCAGTTAATAATCTTGTTTTTGATAATGTTGCATCTTTGCAATCTTATCTATTACCTATTGTTTTTTCAAGATTATCTTTAAATGGAGATTTCCTATCCAACAATATTTCAACTTACGAAGAAGCCGACACACCCATCTCCGACACCGACCAATTATTTGTAATTCAAGGCGGAGTGGTAAAAAAAGTTGCTAAAAGCGAGATTGGTGGAGCAGGTGGTTTAGTTTTTTTTAAATCATTTCTAAATGTG